ATCCTCGTCGACCATCTCGATCTTCGTCACCGCTTGGGCAGGGGAATCGCACGCGATACTCGCACGATCGATCGTGTCAAACAAGTTACCCGCCCCCTTTTGTCCGAGAGAGGTTTCCTTCGTGTAGCACGATTGCTTGTTGAGCGCCGCGTTGTGACACGAAAATTTGGTGCGAATGCCCTTGTCACCGACGGAGTTGAACTCATACCCAGAGATCGCCTTGTCCTTGCAATCCATGTTGATGAGTTTGGTGTATTGGTCCCACCACTCACCCTCCTCGGTCGACACGACTTGTCCTTGTTTGTCTTCGATGCCACCGTCCATCGCTTGGATGCAATCGCCTCTGAAATCGAAATTACCGTTCGCGTCACCCACCCCACCCCGGTCACGGTGTCTTGCCAAGAACGTCGCGTTCAGCATGCCTTCGTCGCCGCAGATGTGTCCAGTGTTCGCGACGCCGTCTGGCTCGCGCGCCCACGCGTTCGCGGTGTGCACCTTGGGTCGAATCTCACGGGAAATCATGTATTTCTTGAACAGGTACGTCTCGATCTTTTTGTATTCAGACGCCGGGAGTTCGCCACGGAAAAACATGACCTCGGCGACCGCCCAGTCGGATTTTTCGCCGCTCTGTCCGTGGTTGATAGACATCTGTCTCGGAATTTGTCCTCGGTGGTTGGTCGAGCCGGATCGTCGAATCCCGTTTCGTCGAAGGAGTGTCTTCATGTCGGTGTGAACGATGAACTTTTGACTCTCCTTATCGTGGTCGCTCTGGTGACCAGCCCATGCGATCCAATACGACCCGTCGCGGAAGGCACCGCCCGTCCATCCACTGTAGAATCCACTGAAAAAGTTACCCCCGACACCGTCGAAGATGCGATGGCGCGTGGAGCCGTTGTAGCGTGCGACGGTTATCATGGTGTACTTGCGACCCGTGCTCATGCATTCTTGTGGGAAGCGAATGCCCGCGTCGACGCCTCCGATGAGATACTTGTTGTTGTTACTGAAATTGGACACATCGGTGATGATCGATCCCTTGACGTCAGTGGCGTCGTTCCCGGCGTCCGACAAGTCCTTCCAAATTTCGTTTTCTTCATCCCAACTGTCGCCCGTGAACCACCCCACGAGTCCTTGGATTTTCTTCGGATCGTCGATGCTCGGTTCGTTCTCGTCCACCGGTTCCTCGACGGTCTCAGCACCCTCCGGGACGACATCTTCTGCGCTGACCTGTGCCTCTTCCGTCATCGCTTCCACAGACGCATCCTCTCCGCCTTCCTCCGGTGCCGCCTCACCCTGGGAAAGTTCTGGATCTTCACTGGAGAACACACTCATCAACATGTATCCCACCACGAGTAGGATCACTACTATCAGACCGATGATCTTGGGATCCATCGCGTCACGTTGGTTACAATTCGCAAATATTTTTTTCTACATCTCAATTAAACATGGGACTCACGGTGAACCATACCAAGATGATCGAACAGTTTAACCTGGAGTTGCCGAATTTTTACGCTGCAATCTCTGGTCAGGTTCAGGTGGTGAAACAGTACCGCGCCGGGGCGGAAGCCTTGCAGCCAGCGCAATATTTCGTGTACGCACAATTCGGTGTGTGGCCGAACAAGGAGGCGTGCAAGTCGAAAGCCACACCGATGGCGACGGATCGCACGTTCGCTGGACCGTTCGACGAGGCGCCCACGGGGAATGTCTACGAGTTGATCTACGAAAAGTATAAGTCACAGTGGAGATACTTTGTGGATGACTTGTAATAAAAGAAAGGCTTGAAAGAGAGACATGATTTACGTCTACACTGACGGGTCGTGTATGCACAATGGCAAACCCAACGCCATCGCGGGAATAGGGATTTATTTCGGCGATGACGATCCAAGAAACGTCTCGAGACGCGTGGTCGGGAAACAATCGAACAACACGGGCGAACTCGGTGCCCTGATAGAAGCCCATGAAATCCTAACCCAAGAGATCGCGCGAGGTGAACCGGTGACAGTGTGCACGGACTCCACGTACGCCCTTCGGTGTGTCGGGGAGTACGGGGACAAGTGCGCGGCGTCCGGGTGGACGAAGGACATACCCAACAAAGACATGGTGCGACAGGCGCACGCGCTGTACAAGGCGACGCCGAACGTCGAGGTACACAAAGTTCGCGCACACACCGGAGGCAAGGACCCACACAGTGTCGGTAACGACCACGCCGATCGATTAGCGAACGAGGCGATCGGGGCTAAAAGAAAGAAGCCTCGCGTGTACTTGGACGTCCCGTACGCCGACAAAGAATACGCGAAAGAACACGGTGCCAAGTGGGACCCGAAAAAGAAAAAGTGGTGGGTCGATTCGTTGACACCACCCCTGGAACGATTCGTCACGGGTTTAGGTTAGACTGAGACTGAGAAGACCGTGTCCTCCTGAGAACAGCATCTTTCCATTTCATCATGGCACTCTGTATGGATTCGGACGTCGTACGTTTTATCTTTATCACCGGGGACAGACCGTTCGTCACCTCCGGTTTCGCTCGGGGGTCGTCGGCAAATTTCTTCTGAAACGCGACGATGCTTTTGCATGGCAAGTCGGGACTATCGTCAAGAAGGGCATCGTAGCGTTCGCGAAACGAACGCACCAATTCCGCGACGCTCTTCTTCTCACGGTGTGCCGGGTCCAGCGTTAACTCCATGTCTATGGCGCGATAGAGTTTTGAATACGCGATGGATGCGATGCTATGTTTCTCGACCAAAGACGCACTCTGTGAAAATTTATTCACGCTCGTGAGTATGCCACCGAAGACGTTGAGCGTGGCGAACGCGACCTGGAACCATCGAATGTTATCGGGCGTCTCACCACCGTCCGAGGGATTCATGAACGCGAAACCACCCACACCCGTGACAGACGCGATGACGATGCTCGGGTACGACAACCAGTCTGAAATAGATTTTTGAAGCATGCGAGCGTGATTGTGTAACCATCTATACCCAGCCGCCTTCTCCTTCCATTGTATGAGCAAGGCTTCGCTCTTTTTGTCCCAGTACTCGTCGTACGTAACCATAAGTGTAACTCATATTAAAAATTAAAAATCCTCATCAAATCCTAACGTCGTGTCGACCGTCTCTGAGACTTTCGCGTATTCGCCCACGCGCTTCTCAAAGAAATTCGTCTTACCCTCCAACGAGATCGCCTCCATCCAGTCAAACGGATTTTTAGTGTTCCAAATCGTCGGATACCCGATTTGCTTCAATAGTCTGTCAGACACGTACTCTATGTAGTCGCTCATCTTGTCAGAGGACATGCCGATGAGCGAACACGGCAGCGCGTCGATGATGAACCCCTTCTCGATCTCGACCGCTTCGCGAAGGATATCGTGTATTGTCTCCGCGGAAGGTTTGAGCCGCAACATCTTGAACAATTCAACCGCGAATTCAAGGTGTAAACCTTCGTCACGGGAAATCAACTCGTTACTGAACGACAGCCCGGGCATCAACCCTCGCTTTTTGAGCCAGAAGACGCTGCAGAATGAACCGCTAAAGAAAATCCCCTCCACACACGCGAACGCGAAGAGGCGTTCGGCGAAGGATCGGTCCCGAGAGAACCAGTGCATCGCCCAGTCCGCCTTTCGTTTGATGCTCGGAATGGAATTCACCGCGGTGAACAACTGATGCTTCTCCTTCGGATCGGTGATGAGACGATCGATCAGTCGCGAGTACGTCTCCCCGTGCACGTGTTCGTTGAACCCTTGGAACGCGTAGAACGCCCGCGCTTCCGTGTACTGCACCTCGTCCGCGAAATTCATGTTGAGATTTTCAAACACGATCCCGTCCGACCCCGCGAAAAACGCGAGCACCCACTTGATGAAATGTCTCTCATTGTCTGTGAGTTTATCCCAGTGGTCTTTGTCGACCGAGAGATCGATCTCCTCTGCAGACCAGTTCGAGTGTTGTGCGCGCTTGTACAGATCCCATAAATTTTGATGCACGATGGGAAACGTCGTGAACCTGTCGAGGTTCGGCACGAGCATGGGTTCGACGGTGTCCTCGACCCACTCCTGAAAATCGAAATAATTACCAACCCTGACCCCGTCACAGAACACCTGTGGGTACGCGTCCAGGCGCCCGTCGCAAAGTTCTTTAAGTTCATCCCTCGCGATATTTACTTTTTCGTACGACAAGCCTTCCGCCTTCGCTAGGTCTTCCGCGAGCGTGCAATATTCACAGTCGGGTTTGGAGTAGATTTTGATTTTCATGTTCGAGGGTATCATGATCTGAAGATTTTTTGTCTGGAAATTTTAAGTCGAGATGAACAGCATCCGGTTTGGTGAAATTCAAGAAAATGAAATTGTCAAGGTTTTTTGCAAGGAGGACGACGTCGAGGAAGATCTCTACGCCGTGGTCACTATGAATACTGGTCGGGTGTTGGGGGTCCGGTACCTGACGGCGACGGATAAAATCTACAAGAGCGCGACGTGTTACCAGTTGGAGGAGGAACAACAGGCGGTGCCCCCGGAGAGTTTGATGGAACACTACCCAGGGGCTACCCTGGAGGATGTAGAATTCAAAATGATCGACCTCGACCTGTACGTGCGTCTCATGGACGTGGACGTGGAGGACGACAACAGTGATATATGGGAAGACGATGACGACGAAGACGATTTGTCGTTCGTCGTCAGCGATGACGAGGAGGAGGCACGCGACCTCCCAGCCGATCACATGGAGATCGATCGAGAGTGGCACAGTTGGGAACCGAGCACGTCGGGTGGTCGGTCGTTCAAGGACACCGTGGACATGATAGAAGCCAGGGAACGCGCGAGACTTAGTTCACTGTGACCGTGGAACCGTCAGGGCAGTTGCACACCATCGCCTTCTTCGGCGCCGGACCGTCGAAATCGGCGGCTTGCAAATCGAACCCGTCCAACTCGAAGCCCGTGATACCGTTCACAGGTGCAGGACCTTCGGCTTCCGCCGGACCTTCTTCCGCCGGACCTTCTTCCGCCGGACCTTCTTCCGCAGGACCTTCTTCCTTGACCACAGCCTTAGCCTTTCTCTTCGCGAGGATCGCCTTCTTCTTCGCCGCGATCTCAGCCGGGGTGAGCGGACCCTTCTTCTTCTCCTCGGACGGACCCTCCTCGGACGGTCCCGGGGACGGCTCGTAGCGTTCCTTCTTGTTGATCTGCATCATCATCCACACCACGAGCGTGAAGACGATCGCGTGGAGAGTGAGACCGAACATGGTCGGGTTACCGTTCACACTGGCGACGCGAGACCCGATGAGGTTACGCATCAGCATGTACATCTGGGGGTTGGCGACCAGGAAGAACGTCAAACCGGAGATGACGGAAATCGTGAATTGTTCCTGGGCTTTTTGTCCGTCGCAGCCGCATCCACAATCTTTGAAGAATCCCATCTTGTGTAGTTATACATGTAGTCTAAGAAAATTTTGTACCGTCCTCGTTACGTCCAACCTTCACGAACGACATCTTGGACCATGACTTGAAATTGGGGTCGTACTCGTACGCGTCCGCCACGTCCTTTATAGGCTTCGACACGTGGATGACCTTTCCAGATTCATCGAGTAATCTGAATGATGCACCTATGACGCCTCCACTGTCTTTATTGTTGACGATGACCACGCTCGGGATTTGTGTGGGAGAACTGAGATCGATGGACACCTTCGCGGTGTCGTATCCACCCGTGATGACCGTCGTCTCTGACTCCACGAGATTGTTTTCCATCTTGTCGTACACGTACACCTCTTGAATGTTGAGTGCTTGATCGTTCACGACCTCGACCGTCTGTGCCTCGATACTTTTCACATCACCCAAGACCTTGAGTAAATTTTCCTGTCTAGTCCTTTTGTCTTTCTTCGCCTGCATGGCGTCAAGCAGGGCTTCTTCTTGGGAACGAATCGCGACGTACGCGCCGACGCACGACATCATCATCATCCCGAGACAACACAGGGTGATGGCGGTTCCGCTGTTCATACTCTAGTACATGGTGACATTTTATTGACATCCCGTATGCACGTCCTTGGTGATGTCGGTGCATCCCATCGTGTGGACGGTGTCGCTCGAGTCGTCCACGTACCCATCGAAACCTTCCGCCGTCTCGTAAAACCAACACGTGTTCCGGTGGTGTGGCGATCCGTGCGCCTCGTTCCTGTGTCCCCACACCGCCTTGCCCCCTTCCTCCGCCAATTTTCGACAGTGTTCTTGGCTTCCTGACAGTTCCCACCAGGCTCTGACCGGCTCGAACGCTTCACCGTGTACACCGTCCACGGTCCGAATCCATCCTTGCCCGATGAATTCGGGAGGTGTCTCGAGTTCTGGGAAATATTTCGCGCTCAAATATTTCTCGACACGACTGATCTCGACGTCCGATAATTCTCTGTTCCATATGATCACCTCACCCAACGCGAAATCACTCACCTCACCGTCGCCTCCCCAGTTTCCTTCCTTCGCCATGCCAGCGTTGATGGTGATCTGCGTCGGCGCTTCACCGTTCGTGTACCCAATCTTTGTTCTGTTCTTCCCTTGCGATCGATACAAATTTTTCTGATCGATGCCCATCATCAACGCCTGACCGTGTTTGCTATCGGCGACGTTATACTCGGTGAGCCACTGACCGGCGCCGTGGTGTGCGAACCCCGATCGATTCCCGTGCCAACCAGACAACCAATTCACACCCTTGCCGTCGAAAATGCGCCCTCTTTTATCACCCGCATATTTACCCACGTACGCCAACGTGTAGTCCCCGTTATCGGGGTTCATGCATGCCTCCGGGAATGTGATCCCCACCGTGTGTTCGCCGCGAAGGAGTTTCACACCGCGGTCGTCGATTTCGGTGAGTTCACCCGTCACGGTCGCGTGGTTGTCTTTCCCAGACCAGTCTTTCCACTGTCCATCCTCGGCGAACGAATCGAGCGTGTAAAGACCGGTCAGTCCGGTGATGTCGTCTGGAAATTTCTCCTCTGTACTCGGAGCCGGACCCGAACCTGGACCTGGAGCCGGACTAAAGTCGAAGCATGCATCACTGTCGAAATCGTACGTGTCCCATGTACCTCTAGTACATGTCTGTCCACCAGCGATCGAGACACAACACATGAGCGACGAACAGCAAAATGCGAACAACAAAAGTGCAATGAGGTCTCCCGATTTCATGTGTGTACGTTACAATCATCTACGAAAAAAAAGACTATGCCAATTCATGTCTGACCTTCTCGCGGTTTTGGAGGTGGAGTGCCTCGACCTCAGATTTGTTCTGTGCCTCGTACGGAACTGCGTATCCCTGGTCACACATCCACTTGTTGACATTGGTGGCGTGACCATCTTCGATGACCCAGATTTCTGCGAGTACTCGTCCGAATTTCCCACGGGAATCGGCTTCTTCACATCGTAGTTCCAGTTCGATGTCATCTTTTTCCGAGGCGACCCCCTTGAGACACCATTCTTTCAATCTCTTTTTGCTGAGCAGACCGAACCGTTTCTCTTCGAGGTCTCGAGTTCGGCTCTCAGGCGTGTCAATTCCAAGTAAACGCACACGTTGCCGAGTAGCAACGTCAAAGCCCAAATCGATAACAACGTCAACGGTATCACCATCGACCACTTTCTCAATGGCAGAAACTCTGTAAACGAAAGGGCAGTTTCGTTGGGTGTACATGTTCGTTCTCTTTACAATTCGATATTCTTTATACTCTACTTAATCAGTTCCATCATATTGACCACCCCAATGACCAATGGGTCCGTCCACGTCGTTCGATCCATGGCACCAAGCCGACGCGCTACCCCGTTCCCCCCCACACCAATTCCACTGGCTGCAACAAGCCTTGCCACCGCAGCGTTGATCCCTTCCATCACTTCCAGGTCCGCATCTACCATTCGTGGTCACTGGGTGACCGTCTTCTTCTTCCACACTCGATGCCTGATTATTAGTCGAAGACTCTGAGGCTTCAGGTTCGCCGTCATCGGAGTCGTCGGAGTCGTCGCTACCCGAACCACTCGAACCTGAACCACTCGAACGACTCGAACCACTCGCGGGTGGTGACGGGGCGGGTGCGGGTGAGGGACCACTAAAGGCATACAACCCGCCACCCATCAAGAGGCAGCAACAGAAACAGAGGGCGACCGCCAACAGTCCTACGATCATGATGG